AAAACCGCGTGGGGGGCTTTCTTTTCATAAACGTGGAGAAAAAAGCTGATCCCGCACTTGGGAAAGGTTAACCACAGGTAGGTAGGAATGGGCACGAGAGGCCGGAAATCGACAGCTGAAATGACTGTCGTTGCCCAAGTTGCGCCTGTTGCCAGCTCCGACCGTCTGCCGGCGCCGGTGCATCTGACGGATGCGGAGCGCGCGGTATGGCTGGAGGTCGTCAACGATCAGCCGGCCTCAGCCTTCACTCCGACACATGGCCCACTTCTGGAGCAGTACTGCCGTCATATCGTGCAGTCCCGGATCTTGGCCGAAGAGATCATGAACTTTGACCGCGCCTGGCTGGCGGATGACGACGGCCTGAAGCGGTATGACCGGCTGCTGGCGATGCAAGAGCGGGAAGGGCGAGCGGCGTCGTCGCTGGCAACCAGGCTGCGCATCACCCGGCAGGCGGTGGATCACCCGACTACCGCAGGGCGGGCGAACGCTCGTCAGGCGCGGGCAAGGAAGCCGTGGGAACCGCCGATCGACGTTTGACGCGCGGCGACCGGAACATCCAGTGGATCGAGCAGTACTGCCGCATCCCGGAAGGCAAGCTGGTAGGCAAGCCGGTCAAGCTGACGAAGCATCAGCGGAAGTGGATCAAGCAGATCTACGACACGCCGACCCGGATGTTCATCCTGAGCATGGCGCGGAAGAACGCGAAGACGGCGCTGTCAGCGTTCCTGCTGCTGCTGCACCTGTGCGGGCCCGAGGCGAAGCCGAACAGCCAGCTCTACAGCGCGGCGCAGTCGCGGGAGCAGGCGGCGATCCTGTTCGCTTTGGCGGCGACGGTGGTTCGGATGTCGCCTGACCTGTCGCAGTACGTGGTTATCCGCGACACGGCGAAGCAGTTGTTTTGCCCTGAAATGGGCACGCTGTACCGGGCGCTGTCTGCTGAGGCAAGCACCGCCTACGGCCTGAGCCCGGCACTGACGATCCACGACGAACTGGGCCAGGTGCGCGGGCCGAGGTTCGAACTGTACGAGGCGCTGGAGACAGCGAGTGCGGCCCAGGAGTCGCCGTTGTCGATTGTGATCAGCACGCAGGCGCCGACCGATGCGGACCTGCTGAGCCTGTTGATCGACGACGCATTGACCGGCGCTGACCCGAGGCAGAAGGTGGTGTTGCACACGGCACCGCTGGATCTGGACCCGTTCTCGGAAGAGGCGATCCGGGCGGCGAACCCGCACTACGACGATTTCATGAACCAGGATGAGGTGCGGCGGCAGGCGGCGGATGCCAAGCGCCTGCCCAGCCGAGAGGCGTCTTACCGGAACCTGATCCTGAATCAGCGGGTAGAGGCAAGCAATCCGTTCATCGCCAGGGCGATCTGGCTGGAGAACGGGGCAGCGCCCGAGCCAGCGGGCAGGCAGACGGTGTACGGCGGGCTCGACTTGTCGAGCGTGTCTGACCTGACGGCGCTGGTTCTGGTGTCGGAGGCAGGGGATGTCTACCCGACCTTCTGGCTGCCCGGGGAAGGGCTGGAAGAGAAGTCCCGTAACGACCGGGTGCCGTATGACGTGTGGGCGCAAGACGGCCTGCTGCTGACGACACCGGGACGGGCAATCGAGTACGAATTCATCGCGCATCACCTGCGCGAGGTGTTCGATACCTACGACGTTCGGGCGTTGGCCTTTGACCGCTACAACATGCGGTTTCTCAGGCCATGGCTAGAGCGCGTCGGGTTCGACGAAGAAGAACTAGAGCGGTTCGTGGAATTCGGCCAAGGCTTCGTATCGATGAGCCCAGCCCTGCGCGAACTGGAAAGCAAGCTGTTGGCGAAGAAGCTGCGCCACGGCAATCACCCGGTGTTGACGATGTGCGCAGCCAATGCGGTTGCGGTGTCGGACCCAGCCGGAAACAGGAAATTCACGAAATCGAAGGTGTCAGGCCGAATTGACGGCATGGTGGCGCTCGCTATGGCGGTGGGTGCGATGCCGTCAGAAGCAGATGACGCTGACGCCTTTAACGATTTCGTCACGAACCCTATAGGGGCATAAATGGCGTTTTGGCAGAAACTGGGCTCCTGGTTTGGAATGGGGGGCACGCAGCGCAATGCGGGACTCCAGCAAACCGGCCCGGCTTACCAGAAGCCCGCTGCTTCCTGCGTGACGGAAGAGTCCGCCATGCAGCTTTCGGCCGTGTGGGCCTGCGTGCGCCTTCTGTCAGAAACGGTGGCCAGCCTGCCTGTAACGGTCTACCGAAAGACTCCTGATGGTCGGGTGGTGGATAACGACCACTGGATGGCGCGACTGATGGCCCGCAAGGTCAACCGCTACCAGACCAAGCAGGAGTTCTTCGAAACGATGATGTTGAACTTGGCGCTGCATGGGAACTGCTACGCCAGGATCATGAGGGTGGGCGACGAGATCAAATCGTTGATGCCTTTGATGGCAGCGCAAGTTGAGCCGCAGCTGCTTGAAGATGGGTCTGTTGTCTACACCTACACGCAGGACAGCAACGTTGACGTGTACTCATCCGATTCAATTTGGCACGTCAAACTGTATGGGAATGGCATTGTCGGGAAATCGCCGCTAGCGTTTGGCCGGAACATCTTCGGCATTTCGCAGGCGGCAGAGGGCGCCGTTACGAACATCTACGCCAATGGCGCTAAGCGCTCTGGCGTCCTGTCTCTAGACCGACTCCTGACCAAAGAACAGCGAGATGCAGTCCGCGCAAATTTCTCGACACTGACGACCGGCACTGATGAGCGATTGCTCGTCTTGGAAATGGGGATGAAGTTCGACCCCGTTTCCCTTTCGCCGCAAGACATCGAGTTGCTGGCGTCTCGCCGGTTCCAGCTTGAGGAAATCTGCCGGTGGTTCGGTGTGCCCTCGGTGCTCGTGAACGACACAGCCGGGTCAACGACCTGGGGCAGCGGTATTGAGCAGCTGGTGGCTGGCTTCTACAAGCTGAACCTGCGCCCGTATCTGGAGCGCTTCGAGGCTTCGGTGTCAGCAAACCTCTTTACCCCTGAAGAAGCGCGGCTGTACGAATTCGAATTCGATTTCGAGGGTCTGCTGCGCGCTGACTTGAAGTCACGTCTAGAGGGTTACCGAACGGCCGTGCAGGGAACGATTCTGACGCCCAACGAAGTGCGGCGCATAGAGGGATGGCCTGTTGTCGACGGCGGCGATTCGTTGCTGTCGCAGATCAACATGACCCCGCTGGAAAAGCTAGGGGAGGTTCCCCGAGGGAATGGCAATGCACCACAAACTGATAACCCTTGACGCTACTCAGGTCAAGTTTGACGAAGCCCGCAAGGGCTTTTTTTCTGGCTACGCGTCGGTATTCGGCGGCATCGACAGCTACGGCGACACGGTACTCCCTGGTGCTTATGTGGAAACGCTGAAGTCCCGGAAGCGTCCGGTTCAGATGCGGTGGAACCACTACGGCGACGTGATCGGTAAGTGGCTGCGCATCGAGGAAGACGACAAGGGCCTCTATGTCGAGGGCGAGCTGACCCCGGGGCACAGCAAGGCCCAGGACGTGTACGCCAGTCTGAAACACGGCGCCGTCAGCGGGATGTCGATTGGCTACCGCCCGGTCAAGGCCGTTGCGAACGACCACGGCGGGGTAGATCTGCACGAAATCGACCTCGTTGAGATCTCCGTGGTCGAGTCGCCCGCCGACCTTGCCGCAACGGTGGATGATGTTAAGTCGGCGATCGAACAGATCACATCGTTGAAAGCAGTTGAAAGCCTCCTGCGTGACGCTGGCGGCTTCTCTCGGACTGACGCCAAGGCTTTGCTGGCTTGCGTCAAGTCCTTGTGTCTGCGTGACGCAGAGGCAGAAAGAAGTGCCAGCGACATTGTGGCCGCCATCAAGGCCGCGACCCTGAAACTCAATAAGTGAGGTCTGCTATGGAGCAGGAAATCAAAGCTGCGCTCGACGCGCACGGCAAGGCCATCGAAACCGCGATGGCGAAGTACGAGTCCCAACTGGCCGATCTTGGCAAGGCGGACGAGTCCACCAAGAACGAGGTCAAGGCGTTGACCGAAAAGTTCGATGCCCAGATCACCGAGATCGCCCAAAAGCTGGATTCGGTCAAGAAGGGCGCCGAAGCCCCGCTGACTGCCGGCGCCGAGTTTGTCAAGTCCGAGCAGTTCAAGCAACTGGCTGCCGGCCACGTCGATCGCGTTCGCCTGGAAGTCAAGAACACCGTCACTTCGGGCAGCACCACGGTGTTTCCCGACCAGCGCCCCGGCATCATTCCTGGCATCTTCAAGCCGCTGACCATTCGCGAACTGTTCCGCGCTATTCCTGTGACCAGCAACATGGTCAACAGCCTGCGCGAGCTGTCGTGGACGAACGACGCGGCCGAAACATCGCAAGGCGCCGCCAAGCCGGAATCGGACATCACGTTCGAGCCGTACAACGTGCCGATCACGACCGTGGCCCACTGGCTGAAGGTGTCCAAGCAGCTGCTGGAAGATGCGCCCGCCGTGATGGCGTACATCGATACGCGCCTGCGTGATGGTCTGGCTCAGCGCATCGACGCCCAGCTGCTCAACGGCAACGGCACCAGCCCCAACCTGTCGGGCCTGACCGACACCGGCAACTTCACGGCCTACACCGCCACCAGCGGTGACAACCTGGCCGATGCCATCAACCGCGCCAAGTACGCCTTGTGGGCCAACGGGTTCATCCCCGACGTGGCCATCGTCAACCCGGCTGACTGGGGCTCGATGGAAATTTCGAAGGGAACTGACGGCCACTATCTGTATGGCCTGCCCGGCATGAACGCTGGCACCAACCCCTTCGGCGTGCGCATCGTGTTGTCGAACAACATGGTTCAGGGCAACTTCCTGGTAGGCGCGCTGGATCGGTCGGCGGTCCTCTACAACCGCACCGGCGCGGTCGTGGAAATGGGCTATGTCAACGCGGACTTCACCAACAACCTGGTGACCATCCGTGCTGAAGAGCGCCTTGGCCTCGGCGTGGACGTTCCGGCCGGCATTCTCTATGGGGCCTTCTCGGCCTAATGGGGAAGGGGAGGGGCTTCGGCCTCTCCCCGCCAAGCCATGGAAATAGTGATCAAGAAGAAGGGCGTTCGCCACGACCGCCTGGGGCGCCTGGAGGTGGATCAGAAGGTGGATCTGCCGGAAGCACAGGCGAGGTTTTTTGTTGAGCGCGGGGACGCCGAGCTTTATCTGACAAAGGTCTTGCGGGATCGCCCTTGCGTGGCCGGTGGCGAGGGGGGACAGTCGTCTGCATTGCCAGCGGCCCAAGCCTTACCGCAGGCGACGTTGATCGAGTCCGCCGATGGCGGCAAGAAGCGCGGGCGCCGGAAGAAAGAGGCGTAATAGTCGCTAACACGACGTACCAGATAGCCCCCTGGGCTGACGCGCTCTTCGCGATGGACTGGGCGTGGTGGAACAAGCACATACAGCAGGTATTGCAGGAATTTGAAGGGGCGCGCTTCACGGTGGCCAGGGTGCCGGACCGGTGGGGCGTTAAGCAGCTAGCCAAGTTTCCTACTTATGGGAACTCGGGCGCAGCGTGCGTATCGCTGGCGATGGCTGGGGACGCCGCTCGCGTGGTGCTGCTCGGGTATGACTGCCAGTGGACGGGCGGGAAATCGCACTGGCATGGGGATCACCCACGGGGTTTGGGTAATGCGCCAAGGCCGCATGAGTGGGTGAAAAGATTCGGGGAGTTGGCGTCGGACTTCGCCGGGGCCGAGATCTTTAACAGCAGCCGCGAGACTGCACTGGATATGTTCCGGCGCTGCGACTTGGAGAGGGCACTTGCATAGGTTGCCGGTGGTTGTAGACGGAATGCATGGATTGGGGGATTCGATCTACCAACGGGCATTCCTGAAAAACATGCCCGGTTCCTACGTGGTTACGCCCTGGCCGGAGTTGTACTCGGATCTCGACCTTCATCTGGTTAAGCCGAACACGAAGCTAAGGACGCAAGCCAAGAACGCTGAGCGCTCGCGGGCCCGCTGGGTTAACCCTCCCGCAGGGGCCAGGAGAGTTCGGGTTGCATATGGGCCACGCGAACTGGCGATTGGCTCGATCTTAGACGCGATGCGACGGCAGTCTGGGGTGCGGCCGGGTTCGATGGATCTGCCCCGGTTCGGATCGCCGCTGCGGCCAGGAAAAGCCACGGCAATCGTCAGGCCGGTAACAGAGCGGGCCGAGTGGCACAACTCGGCCAGGAATCCAGACCCGCAGTATGTGCACGCGGCAGTCGATGAGTTGAAGCGGCGCGGGTACTACGTCGTGTCGGTCGCTGACCTGGAGCCGGGGAAGGAATGGCTAGTAGGGCCGGAGCCGAAGGCGGATCTGGTGCTGCACCGAGGGCAGTGGGATGTGACTCAGCTGCTGGGTGCCATTCAAGCGGCGGACGTGGTGGTCGGGGGAGTTGGTTGGATCGTGCCGGCATGTATCGCGGCGGGAACGCCCCTCTATGTGATTCACGGTGGGCAAGGTGGGCACAACCATCGATCCAAGCTAACGGCGCCATGGATGGATCTATCGAAGGTGGGCTGGGCGGAGCCAAAGAAGATGTGCATGTGCACCAACATGCTCCACCGCTGCAACAAGGAAATTCATGGATTTGACGAAGGTTTCCACGCCTGGCTGGATGGACAAGGCCTTTTCGGAACAGGCAAGCACCGGCCTGGTTTGGCTACCCGAGTACGGGATGGGCTACTACCCGGTGAAGCCGGAGGACATGCCCTACGACGCGGAATACTTCGGCAAGTACCGCCAGAACGCTGACACCGAGATAGGCCGTGCGCTGACTCAGGCCCGGGTGGATCTGGTATCCCGGCACTACGAGGGCTTCTTGCTCGATGTCGGAATCGGCTGCGGGCAGTTTGTGGAGGCGCGGAGTCAGACGTTCGGGTATGACGTGAACCCGGCCGGGGTGGAGTGGTTGCGCGAGCGAGGCTGGTACCAGGATCTGTATGCCGGCACGTGCGCAGCGCTGACTTTCTGGGACAGCCTGGAACACATCCAGGACCCGGGCGCGGCGGTGCAGCAGGCGCGGGAATGGGTCTTCGTGTCCCTCCCGATATTTGAAGGTGCGGATCACTGCCTGCGGAGCAAGCACTTCCGCAAGAACGAACACATTTGGTACTGGACCCATGACGGCATCATCCGATGGATGGCAGCCCAGGGGTTCGAGTGCGCCGAAAGCAACGCGGTCGAAACAGAGATTGGGCGCGAGGGCATAGGCTCCTACGCCTTCCGGAGGCAGTAATGGCGCTGGTGACATTGGAGCAGGCGCGGTTGGATCTGCGCGTGGACGAGACTGAGGAAGACAGCCTCATTGCGCTATGGATCAACGCCGCGGAGCTGTCGGCGCAATCTTTCCTCGGCCGGAATGTGTACGCGGATCAGGCCGAACTCGACGCCGCAGTGAATGCCGGTACGGCAGGCGACGATCCGATGGTGGTCAATGACCTGATTCGGGCAGCCATCCTGCTGACGGTAGGCCATCTGTACGCCAACCGTGAGGACGTGGCGGCCGGCGTGTCGTTCGCCAAAATGCCGGTTGGCGCTGAATACCTGCTGATGCCCCACCGCGTGAAGATGGGTGTGTGATGCGAGCGGGCCCCATGAACTCCAGAATTGCGATTCAGGAGGAAATCACCACGCCTGACGGCGGCGGCGGATTCGTCAAGACCTGGCAGACGGTCTTTTCCGTTTGGGCGCACTGGAAGCACCAGAGCATGTACGAGCGTCTGCAGGCCATGCAATTGCAGTCCGGGGTGGTCCACCGGCTGGAAGTCCGGTACCGGAACGACATCACGCCCAAGCATCGGATTCTGTACAAGGGCAACGCCTATCAGATCCGGGCGGTTGTCAACGTCAACGAGCTGAACGATAGGATGGAGATCCAGGTCGAGGAAGGGGTGGCTACCTGATGGCAACGAGACGCGGCCCCCGCCAGGCGGGGCTTGTTGGCATGCAAGCCACCCTCGACGCGCTGAACCAGTATGGCAAGGACATGGACGACCAGCTCAAGTGGGCGGTAGACAAAACGGCAGGAGAGGTGCTGGAGTTGGCGCAGCGCTCGATCAACCGCAAGTCTCGCGGTGAGAAGGTTGGCGACCGCTATGTGTCCAAACCTGGGGACGCCCCGAATACAGACAGTGGCGATCTGCTGAAAAGCTTGAAGGTGGTCAACAACGGATTCTATGCGGACGTGGGGACTGACTTGTTCTACGCGCCCTGGCTGGAATTCGGTACGCAGAATATGCCAGCCCGTCCGTTTCTGGCTCCAGCCCTAAAGCGGCGCCGGTTCGTATGGTTCAAGCGACTGAAGGAAATTGCCAAAGAGGCTGGCGTGAAGGTAGGCCGTAAGGGCAAGAGGATGCGGAAATGAACCAATGGCGTATCCAAGAGGCGATATTCGCCCGGCTGAGCGGTTACGCGCCGTTGGCTGGGCGCGTTGGCGGCCGCATCTATGACGCCGTGCCGCAGGACACTGAGTTTCCTTATGTCGCGATTGGTGAGGATGACAGCACTGCCTACGACGACGATGTCAACCTGGGAGCGGACACCGATCTGACGCTGCATGTGTGGTCCCGCTACGAAGGTCGGAAGGAAGCTAAGGAGATCCTGCAGCTAATCTACGACGCGCTGAACCGCTACCCCCTGGTGGTGGCGGGAGCGCACACCGTCCTGTTGGACGCCGAGTATCAGAACACATTACTTGACCCTGACGGGCTAACGCGCCACGGCGTTATCCGGTTCCGTCTCCTTACCACCTACTCTTAACGGAGTTTTTCACCATGGCTGACTTGAATGCTATTGCTGGTCGCGACGTCGCCTTTTACGTGGGGACCGATGATTCTGGCCCTCGAATCTGCGCGCGTACCAAAACCATTACTATCGCTGGCGAACCCATCGACATTACGCAGGACTGCGACGGCGCGTTCCGCACGCTGCTGAATACTCCTGCCACTCGCTCGATCGATATGTCTGTCGAAGGCATCATGCGCCAAGACGACTGGGCGTTGATCGCGTTTGACCCGGCATCCAACAATTTCCTGGAGCAGTACGCGCTCGTGATCCCCGGCCTTGGGACCATTACAGGCGACTTTTTCCTGGGCAACTTCGAGGTTGGCGCTGAGTATCAAGACGCTGTGACTTTCTCGGCGACGGTCCAGTCCTCCGGCGCCTGGGTGTTCACGCCGGAGGCTTCGATCTAATGAGCGCGATCTTTCAAGATGTCGTGCTGGGGTGGGGTGGCCGTGAGTACCGGATCACCCCGACGATGCGCCTGCTGAACACGGTGGAACAGCGGGTGTCCCTGTCGGCGCTCGCTCATAGCCTCGCCACTGGCCACCCGCGCCTTACGCACCTAGCTACGGCTGTGGCGCTGTTCCTGCAGCACGCAGGGGTGGCGGTGACCGAAGAAGAGGTCTATCAAGAGATCATGCACGGGGGTCAAGAACAGACCCAAGCAATCGCTTCTGCGATTGTTCTGGCTGCCTTCCCCGCCCAGAAGGTGCAGGCCGGGGGAAACGACCCGGCCCCGAAATCGGCACGGAAGCGCCGAACTTAGACTGGGGCCTCTTCTTCGACTTCGCGGTGTCCTGGGGCATATCGCTGGGGGACTTCTGGCAGATGACCCCGCAGGAGTGGTGGCGGATATATCACCTGAAGCGGCCAAAGGACCCGAATATGGATTACGCGGGAAGCCTTAAACAGGCCGACGTTGAGCGACTAGAACGGATGATGAACAATGGCAACAGGAAGCCAGCTTAGCTCGTTGTACGTCCGCATTGGCGCGGACACCAGCGGGCTAGAGCAAGGCATCGCTCGGGCGAAGGGATCGCTATCTGGGCTGGCGCCGGTAGCTCGGGCCGCAGTCACTACCATGGCGGCGGTCGCCGCTGGGGTAGCTGCGGCCGGCGTGGCTATGACCGCCATGGTGTCGTCGGCGGCCCGTAGCGCGCGCGAGATAACGTCGCTGGCTCAAGTCGCCAACACTTCCGCCAAGGACTTCCAGGGGCTGGCGTTCGCTGCCAAGACGGTCGGGATTGAGCAGGAGAAGCTTTCCGACATCCTTAAGGACGTGAACGACCGGATTGGTGATTTCCGATCCACGGGCGGCGGCCCGATGGCTGATTTTTTCGAGCAGATCGCCCCGAAGGTGAACCTCACGGCCGAGGCATTCCGCAACCTGTCCGGCCCTCAGGCGCTACAGCTTTATTACGACTCCCTGGTCAAGGCTGGCGCCGCGCAGGAAGACCTGACGTTCTACATGGAGCAGATGGCTTCGGATTCAACGAAGCTCATCCCGCTCCTGGCCAATGGAGGGGAGGAATTCCGTAGGCTCGCGGAGCAAGCGGAAGCCCTTGGCGTCGTGTTGAGCGATGTTCAGCGTGAGAATCTGCTCCAGTTCGACCAAGCCATGGCGTCAATTGGGGGAACCATTGACGGGCTCAAGAACCAGTTGGCGGCGTCTCTGGCGCCTGCGCTGACGCAAATCGCCGGTAGGTTTCTGAATTTTGTTGTCGAAGTACGCAAGAGCGAGAGCGCCATTGATGATGTCGCGGGCGCAGCGGTTGATCTCGGAACCAGCACGGAACTCCAGGACTGGATCTACACCATTGGCATTGGCATAGCGCGGCTTGCTGACGCGCTTGTCGGGATTGGCCGAACCATCGGGGCTGTTCACAGCAGCTTCAAGGTGGTGGCGGCCGACATTCAGTCGTTGCTGGGGAGCTTCGCCGAGGACAAGTCGGGCATCTCGGATTGGATCAATCCGGACGAAGCAGAAAAGCGCCGCAAGGAACTGGAGAAAGTCCTCAACGAAAGAAACCGGACACTTGAGGAAGCCAACGCCAAGTGGGCGGATTTGTGGAACTACAAGGGCAACCGGTTTGAAGAGGCGTGGCAGAACGCCTTTAACGGGCCGGTCAATATGCCGCCGCTGACCGTGTTCGGCAGTAGCGGCGGCGGGGGCCTTCCAACCGCCCAGGATAACGAGGCGGCGGAGAAGGAGCGCGAGAACTACATCCGGCAATTGCAGGACAAGCTGGAGCTACTGCGCGAGCACGTAGCTTCGGAGACTGAGCTTGAGGTTAAGGCTTATCTGGATCGCCAAGACATTTTGCAGGAGCTCTACAACGAAGGCCTCGTGACCGATGAGGAGCGCAAGGCCCTGGCGCTTGAGCTGGAGCAGAAACATCAAGAGGATTTGACCGCCATCGTCGCCAAGGGTGAAGAGGAGCGGAACCGGAATATCCAGAAGTGGGCGCAGACTGAGCTTCAGATGCGCGGGGATGTCGTCCGCCAAGGTGTGGCACTGCTGGACCAGTTCGCCGGCAAATCGAAAGCGGCGGCGATTGCTGCTATCGCTCTGAGCAAGGGCCTGGCCATCGCCGAAACGATCATCTGGACGCAGGCCGCCGCCATGCGTGCCCTGGCTGAGCTGGGGCCGATTGCCGGGCCTCCGGTGGCTGCCGCCATTGAAGGCTTGGGTGCCGCGAAGGTAGGGCTTATTGCGGCAACCGGTCTCGTCCAGGCGGCGGGGGCTCTTGGCGGCGGGAGCAGCGGAAGCTTGCAGGGCGGAGCGAGTGGTTCGATTGGCGGCAACTCGTCTGCCCCGTCCTCTCCGGCCGCAACGGCGGCGCCTCCGCAAAGCGTGGTCACAATCAACCTCCAGGGCGACCGGTTCGACCAGAAGACCGTCCGAGAGCTTATTGACCGGATAAATGAAGAAGTGGGCGATGGCGCCCGTCTGAGGGTGGCATGAGCGTAATCGTTGTTAGCCCGAGCCTGGTAGAACAGGGGGATCACGCGGACGGCCGGGGATACCCGCTCTGTAATGCCCGCATTGGTTGGCATACCATTACCCGCGACGCAATTTTGACGGTGAGCAGCGAGACAGCAGGTTTCCCCGGGGCAGCGCTGGCCAACCCGATGACCTACGAACGCTGGCGCCCGGCATCGGTTCCGGCGTGGGCTGGTTGGGATGCGGGCGCGCCTGTGGAGATCGACTATATCGGTATCGCCAGCCACACCCTGGGATCGTCTGGGGCGACTTTCGCTATTGAATACAGCGATGACAATGCTACCTGGACGACGCTTGAGACGGTGCAGCCGGCCGATGACCGGGCAATCATGATGCTTTTCCCTCCGGTGACGGCGCGATACTGGGTCATCCGCGTCTATGATGCGGTGGCCACTGTTGGGGTCGTCTACCTAGGCCGGGTGCTTGAGATGCAGCGTGGCCTGTATGGCGGCCATTCCCCGGGAACGCTGTCTCGCCAGACCGACATCATGCCCAACAGGAGCGAGGGTGGGCAATTCCTCGGCAGGTCGATTATCCGCGAGGGGTATGCCACTTCCTATGACTGGGACAACCTGACGGCAGCATGGTACCGGCAGTGGTTTGACCCGTTTGTCGAGTCGGCCAGGAAGTACCCGTTCTTTATCGCTTGGTATCCGCTCAAGTTCCCATCAGAAGTGCTGTATGCCTGGTGCAACGACGATATCCGCCCTCGTAACCAGGGTGTTCGAGATCTGATGTCGGTCGGATTTTCGGTCGAGGCCATCGCATGAATGAGGCTACTGTCGGGCGAGAGCTTCAGACGATCGTAGAGATCGAGCAGGATTTCTGCCAGCATCGGTACGGAGTGGCCCCCTGTACGGCTGCCGTCGGCGTCACGGGGGACCGTAAATGCTTCAATACTCGGGCTACTTGCCAGGACCCCGCGAACTACTCGCCGCAGCCACTGGTGCTACGGTTCTGCAAGCCTGGCGAGAGATTGCCGGATGTCTATTGCATCCCCAGCGTACAGTCGGTTTCGACTGCCCCTACGGAAATCAACCCCGGAGGCGGGAGCCAGAACAGCGGCCCTCTAGGGAAGCGGGCATCGATCCGGGTATCGTTCAACGACCATCCCCACTCCGACAACCTGGTCGATCCTTACGTCGCTGAGCGGCCCTACAAGCCGGTGGAGCGCGGAACCTTTTGGTCAAAATGGCTGGCTCGGAATCCGTACTACAACAACCGCGTGCTCCGAGTCAGAGAGGGCTACACCGGTCAAGTGCTGGAGGACATGGTTACCCGGACCTACCTGATTGACAAGATCGATGGGCCGGATTCTCGCGGGCGCGTCCAGATCACCGCGAAGGATGTGCTGAAGCTGGCCGACAATGACCGCGCGCAGGCGCCGAAGCCCAGCGCCGGCGAGTTGATGGTGGACTACAGCGAAGAGGAGGCCATTTCGGCTCTCCGCGTCACCCGCGCGCTAGCCGCAGAGTATCCGGCTCCCGGAACCGTGCGCATCAACGACGAGTTGATGACCTATACGGGGGTTGTAACGGTCAGTGATACGGAGATCCAACTGACCGGGATCACGCGGGCAACGGACGGAAGCAGCCCTGACAGCCACGAGGCTGGCGATAGGGTGCAGATCTGCCTGCGCTATACCAATGTTCGCGTAGACAATCTGGCCTACGAATGGCTGACGCAATATGGAGAGGTTCCGGCAGCGTGGATTGATCAAGCGGCCTGGGCCGCAGAGTCTTCGCTTTGGCTGCAACAGTTCGACCTGACCGGGCTGATTACCGAGCCAACTGGCGTAACCGACTTGCTTTCGGAGATCACCGAGCAGTGCCTGTTTTTTATCTGGTGGGATGAGCGGGCGCAGAAGATCAAGCTTCAAGCACTGAAGCCCCCCGTCTTCCAAGTCGTCCCCAAGATCAATGACTACGCCAACATCATTGCGGATAGCGCCCAGATCACCCAAGACCCGCGCGGCCGAGTATCGCAGGTATGGGTGTACTGGGGGCAACGGGATCCCACAGAGGATCTAGAGAAGGAGTCCAACTACCGGCGGGTTCGGATACGGGCCGACCTGGAGTCGGAAAGCTCTGAGCAGTACGACGAGCAACGGATTCGAAAGATCTACTCCCGCTGGCTTCATAGCGATGCGCAGGCGATCAACGTTACATCGCGCCTGCTTAGCCGGTACCGAAGCAACCCCCGGTACGCCACGATCAGCGTAGACGCGAAAGACCGCGCCATGTGGACGGGGGACGTAGTGGACATGCTTCATCGGGGCGTGGTGGATGATACGGGAGCGCCGCTTGAAACTCGCTACCAAATTCTGAGCGCCGAGGAAACTGTGCCTGGCCACTCGGTCGAATATCGGCTGGAGGTTTATGAGTACTCGATCAGCTTCCGTATCGGGCTCTGGATGGACGACGATGCCCCTGACTACGTGAATGCGAGCGACCAGGACAAAGCGCTTGGTGCGTGGTGGGCAGATGTAGATGGAAAAGTCGAGGGAGACCCCGGCTACAACTGGACTTAAATATGGCGTGGACAAACATTCCAGATGCAGTACTTGAGCCCGGCAAGCCAATCCGATCTGTTGACGGGCTTGCACTTCGGGATAACCCGGTAGCCATCGCCAATGGTGACGCTGGAGCTCCGAGGATTCAGAACGCAGCGCTGGCTACGGACTCGGTGACAACGGACAAGATTGCCAACTTTACGGTCACCGGCAGCAAGCTTTTCAATGGCGCCGCTGAAGCCCAGTGGGTAGGGGGGCGTATTGCGGCTATGGGCCTTGGTGCCGTTGGCATGATTGCGTTTGCCAAGGCCGTATCTGGCGGCGCAGCTTCTCCCGGAGCAACGAGAGAGGGATCTGCTCTCCGTTATACCAACATCGCTGGCGCAGAGGACACAGTTACTGTCTTGGCAGGGACTTGGATGTGTCTCGGCTATTTGGGTAATGAGGGGGCCGCATGGCTGAGAGTGCTGTAAGTCTGGAATATCGGAGTCCCAAATTCAACTCCATGGGATCCATCGACTGTGAAATCAATCACTCGAAATATGGATGGGTTCCATTCACCGCGTCACCTGAGGACCCAGAAGAGTACGGGCGCCTTCTGTATGACGCGATCCTAGCAGCAGGAAACATCGAACCACATCAACCCGCCTAGAGCGGGCTTCTTTTTGCCTCCAGCCCGCTCCGGCGGGCTTTTTTATTGGGTGAACCAATGCTGATTCGTTGGCAGAAAACCATCGTTGACCAGCGCGGGAATGTCCAGCCAGGTGCGGTTCTGACGATTCGCCGGATGTCGGATCAGGCGATTGTTACGGTCTACAGGGATGGGGCAGGTCTGGACCCTTACCCGACCGGGTCTGTTACCGCTGACGAGAATGGATACGCCTACTTCTACGCGGCCCCCGGTCTGTACCGGATAACTTCGATCCAGCCGTCAATTGATTGGCCAGATGTCAGCCTGTCGGCGCCAGTCGTCAATGTGGGCGGCCAGACTTACGAGAGTATTGCAGATGGCCTAGCCGCCACCACTGACGGCGAGTTCTTTTCGGTATCGCCTTCCATCTATCCGGGCGGCCTCTTTGATGTCTACAGGAACGACGCCGGATCGGCCGAACTTGTTGGCACGCAACCAAGCCTGGAAGCGGTAGACGAGTTGCGCGCGAAGACCGAGCAATCCCTCCTAGGCCCCTACGCCGACACCACAGAAGGCATGGGGCACGCCGCAGAGGGTCAGTACTTCTACGTTGAGTCTGACGGCGGGGATCTGGAGCTTTACCGAAACGTCGGAGGGGCGGCGACGTTGCAGGGGGTGTATCCAGATGGAGAAGCACTGAATTCTGCGATCAATGAGCTTCGGGCGTGGTGGAACAAGTCCGCGGTCAATTTTCGCTTCTCCCCCTACGCGAGTTTCGACGACGGAATCGACTTCGGAATTGTCGACCAAGCGGGCTACAAGCTCGACTCCGACACTCTGCTGCGCATCCTGCGCACCATGGGCACCAACGTGGCCAGCCCGTACCTTAGCTTCGACGATGGCGAGGCATTCTTGATGACAGACCGCTATGGCCGCGTTCTCGGAACGGGCGGAGGCACCCCCGCGCCGGCGCCCAGCTGGGGAGCGCCGATCTATGTCCAGTACATCCACGCCAGCAAGGAACTCTACGTATCGTGGGTGCATGATCGGTCGATGATGTTCCGAGTCCTGTGGAAGCCGAATGGGCACAACAGCCTGTTCAACTTCCGCGCGATCTGGTGGGCGACGGTGGGCAACCCGGCTTCGGCGTCCTGGAACCTGATCCAGGAAGTAGTCACCGATTACATTCCGCCCATCACGCATCATGCGACGACCGGGGCGACGTCGCCGAACGTTTCGACGACCGGCGGCAACCATTCCGGCGCCAATGGCGAAATCACTGCCGTCATGCAGTACTGCCGCATGTTCATTGGAGGTGCGGAGCTTTCGGATGATTGGGTGGGCTACACCACGGACGTGACGGCATCCTGGCAAAACTTGCTCTATGCAGGCAACACGGTGAATGAGCAACGCTTCACCACACAGCAGGACGTCCGGGCGCGATTCAGCGCACGCACGACGGAAATCGTGTGCAAGGTTACCGCATTGGAACCCATCATGATCTGGCGCGAGGGCGGCACGCAGATGGTTGGCACCGGATGGGACGTGTCGTACCACTTCTACGGCGGTATCCAACAGGGCAGCGTGGCGGCCGACAGCGGCGTCCTGGATAGCGGTACGAAGGCCCAAGCTCCGGACGTCTGGGCCTGTGTGCTCACGAGCGACACGCTGGGCTATGCCGCCGCGTGGCTCGACCGGTCTTACGGTATCGGGTCGGCCGGGGTAACGGACGCCGATTACATGGCCGCCAAGCAAACCGGACCGGTGTCGCCGGCGACCTACAAGTTTTACAACTTCCCGATCAAGTTCGAAGCGCTGCCGCATTACGTCATGGACACCGGCGATTCCTATACCTGGCGCGGTGGGTATTCCTATGCGCCGCTGGGGCTGGTGAGCGGGTTGGATAGCGGCTTCCTGTTCACGCAGAACGGCCGGCTGCGCATCGCGCTGGCAAACACGGCCGCCGTGCTCGGCGGAACTGTGGTGCTCCCGGACGACATCCCGTCCACTGATTTTGAAACCATCGGCGGCCTCGATTCCATCGGTGTGCCTGTCTCGTTCGGCGCCTACTCGGCCCAAGCCTACAAAGAGGTCAACTGATGAAACGGCTCTTCGTACAAAACATCGATGCTTCCGACGTGGTGTCGGATCAGATCGTCATGCCGAGTGATGACGACATTGCGATTGCAAGCCTGCTCAATGCCGAGGGAAAGAACAGCGTCGAGGCGTGGTTCATGGGCGAAGAGCGCATGTTCAATGGCACCATGACCCAGGTGCGGAACGCCGCTGTAGCGCGGGACGTCGGCCAGTACACGCGGTCGCTCGCTGGTGGCCCCGCCACGCCTACGCACGAGATCATCCCGGTCGGCACCGGGCACGCCCTGCAGACCGCCCGCTATTACTACAACTTCAATCGGCAGGGGAGCACCGATTGGACCCTCGCGGCGGTGCTGCAGTTGGGCGATCTGTCCGCCGGCACTAATACGTCCCTGTTCGGCTGGCAGCCGGGCGGCACGGGTGAGAACCTGCCGTCGATGAACCTGACCGACGATGGCACCATCCGGGCCTGGCGCTACGCAAACCAGCAGACGCCGACGATCTTCATCGCCGGGGCGGTGCCGAACATCAGAACCCAGCCGTACTTGATCCTGATTTCCCAGAGCCGCACGCGAGGTGCCGTCTGCCGGGTCAACGGCGTCACGGTGTACACGAACTCCTTTTCCAATGGACTGGCGCCCTCGACTGGAACGGCGGTCGCCTGGCTGGGCTCGGATGTCAGTTCGGCATCGTTCAACGGCATCGTCTTCTCGGCGATCTTGTGCAATGAGGACGTCACGCCGGACCCCTACAAGCTCGCCACCATCGAGGGCGGCCTGATGCGAAAGTACGGACTGGCGTGAGGTCGAAATGCAAGACGAACAGCAGCCGCCCGATCAGTACTACTCAGAGGCGTTCATAAAATCCTTGCACGGCCAGTTTGTCCAGATGAAAGGCGACCTGGCCGAATGCATGGAATCGACCAAACGCAATGCCGAGTCGATCGAGCGGGTTGAGAAGAACACCAGCGACATCGTTGAGGCATTCCAGGCGGTGACGGGTGGTCTGAAGGTGATGCAGGGCCTGGCAAAGTTTGCTAAGTACTTCAGCTACATCGCTGGGGCAGTAGCTGCCGGGCTGGCTGCCTGGTCGGCCATCAAGGGGATGTGGAAATGAGAGTCGGCGCCAAGATCGCGGGCGGGGTGATCGCTGCTGCCGTCTCACTGGTGGCCACTTACGAGGGCCGATCCTTGGTGGCGTATCTGGACCCGGTTGGAATCCCGACCATCTGCGAGGGATACACGCTGGGCGTTCGTCTCGGAGATGTGGCGACTCCCGAAGCCTGCGATGTTCTGACCAGGATTGAAGTCGTCAAAGCCCTGGGTGTCGTGGACAAGTCGGTAAGCCGGCCGCTGCCTGATGGGGCGCGGGTGGCGCTTACCAGCTTTGTCTACAACGTAGGGGCCGGGGCCTACCGGGATTCGACTCTGTTGCGGCTGCTGCGGGCTGGAGATATCCGGGGCGCCTGCAACCAGTTGCCGCGCTGGGTATACGCCAAGGGCAAGCGCCTGAAGGGCCTGGAGCGGCGCCGAGAGGCGGAGAGAAAGATATGCCTATCTGGCTTGTGAGGTGGTGGAAGCCGCTGGCGGTCGTAGCCCTGGTGGCCGGAGCCTACCTCGGCGGCTGGGTCACAAACGGCTGGCGCATGGGCCAGGAAATCGCAGAAGAACAGGCATCCCAGGCCAAGGCTGACCTGGCCGAGTTCAAGCGGCAGGCCGACCGACTATCTGGGATATCCGCCACCTTCGAGCAAGCCGCTGTGGCCTTGCGTGATGCCAATCCCAAGATCATCGAGAGGTACACCCGTGTCGAAGTACAGAGTCCTCTACCTGCTGGCTGCCGTATTGACGATGGCAGGATGCAGCACATCAACGCCGCAGAGCGCGCGGCCAACGCTGCCCGGGAACCTGGCGCAGCCGTGCCCACAGATCCCAGAAACGACAAGCGATAGTTGGGATGACCTGGCCCGGTCCTATATCCGCCTGACGGCTATGTATGGCGAGTGCTCGGCACGTCATAGTGCGACTGTAGATGCGTGGGCTCGATAGGCCCATCATCTGCTCCGATCTCCCGCATCCAAAATGCGCAGGG